AAAGGATGAGCCCCGTGATAAACAAAAGTGCTTTGAGGGTAAAACTCGTCTTTTCTATATGAGTGGTTTGGTCGCTTTAATAGTTAATAGAATGATGTTAGCACCCTTTTATTCATTAATGGTTGAATTTAGTGAGCTTTTTGGGACAGCGGTTGGCATTGATATGATGAAAAATGGACATGGTCTTGCTAAGTCTTTAAGTGACTTTTCGCCACTTGACATAGAGGGAGACTATGAAGGATGGGATGTACGTAATCCTGTCTGTCTTGCATGGATGGCGGCGTCAATTATATACAGAGTCTTAAAACATTTTGGATACAATGAGAGTGCTCTCAAGATTTTGAGGGGAGTGCTCACTGATAATATGTTTCCTGTTATTGATTTGAATGGTGATATATTTTTGCGCCCTGGTTTTCAACCATCTGGTAAATATGCTACTGCTGAGGATAATTCTCTTAGAGGTGTTTGTGCCCTCATGTATGCTTGGTATTTTATATTAGGGAATTTTGATTATGATTTCTTTACTTATGTTTTACCTACTACGTATGGAGATGATTTAGCTGCTGCAGTTAAGGCTGTAATGGCAAAAATCTTTAACAATAAGACATACGCTGCTTTTTCTGCTTACCATTATGGAATTAATTTCACGACTGCACAAAAGACAACTGATTTTAAAGATTTTATTTCCATAGATGAAGCATCTTTTCTTAAGAGACGATTTGTGTGGATGCAAAGGTTTAATAGGTATGTCTGTCCGTTAGATATGAATTCTATTTTGAAGGCTTCCCAATGGGTGGAACCTTCTCAGGCTGTACCTATGAAAGAACAAATTGCAAGCACTATGAATTCTGTTTTGTGGGAATTGATGTTGCATGTGAAGAATCGTGATCACCATGATAGAGTAAGATTACGCATCAGAGATATTATGATTAATAAACTTGAGTTGGATCCTAGTGAGGTGCGTTTACCCTTGTACACCGATATCCGAGAAACTCTTGGATTCGATGAACAGGAGTGATTTCTTACGTCTTTCATGTAAAT